GCGGCCGGCATCGGCTTGGGTCCGAGTAGCTGGACCATCGGCCTCGCCGCATCGATGAAGTTGATGACCCCGTCCAGGATCGGCGTCGGGATGAGCCCGGCGTTGTCCGAGGTCTTCTGGTGTGCCGCCGCACGGTTGTAGAGCTCGATGCGCTCAGCGGCGGTACGGTCGCCTTGGGTCGCCTTGTACTGGTCGAGCACGTACTCCCCGGCCGAGCGGTACTCGACCTCTCCCGACCCCACCCGGCGAGCCGTGGTGAACGCCTGGTCGAGTTGCTTCATCCGTTCGGAGACCTTCGTAGACTCGTCGGCGAACCCCTCCAGCTGCGTGAGCTGGTCCTGGATCTCCGCCATCCGTACACGCATCCCGCCGAGGGTCTCCTTCTCGGGGTCGTTCAGATCGCGGGAGTTGTCCTCGGCGTTGGCGATGATGCCGTTCGCCGCGGAGTTGCGCTCCTCCAGCTCCTTCTCCAGACGCCGGATCATGGCGTCGTTAGCCCGTGAGTCGGGCATGGTCTTTCTCCTTTCGATATGGGGACTGCCGCTCGCTCAGCGGTCCGTGAGTCTCTGCCTCGCCCAGGCGAAGACCGGGTCGTCCCGGAACTCATCGAGTGCAGGGGTGGACGCAAGGGGTTCTTGCTCGACCACCTGGAGCCCCGACTGTTCCGCACGAACAGCGAGCACTCGGGCTCCCGCATAGACCGGCGCTTCCGTCATCGCCACGTGATCGACGAAGGCTTTCATCACCCGGCGCAGACGGCTGCTACGGTGGATCTGGACGTCCGACGGCTTCGCCAGACGGAAGCCGACCGACGCCGAGACCATGTCCTCATCGGCGAGGTTGAGCATGTCATCGCCGAGAGATGTCTTGCCGACCTTGACCGTACCGAGCAGGCCGGCGTCGGCATTGGAGAACTTCAGCATCTTGCCGATCGTCTTCCCACGGATGTGCTCGTGGTTGACCGGTACACGGCCGGCGTGGTCCTCGATGCCGTCGAACGCTCCTCGCACGAACAACTCCTCCCACTGCTCCCCACGCCAGAAGACCTCGCCCTTCTCCTCCCAGGGGACCACGACGAGGTCTATGAGGCGTTGCTTCGTGTCGACGTCCGTGATCGTGGAGGAGCGGAGCTCGACCCCTTCGACCGAGGCGCCGCGCTCGTTCGCATACAACGCCGCGAGCTGGGCCTTCGCCTTGTCCTCGGTGGGATGACATCCCTCGTTCTCGCCATCGGCGTCCTTGATCACGCAGTACTCGTCCTCGCGCTTCTCGATGTGCCAAGGCACTTAGTCCTCGCCTCCTGTGATCGCCGTGATCGGGGCAGTCGGGGCAACGTCTCCTTCGCCCCCCAGCAGCCGCTCGGCACGCTGCACGGTCTCCACGTCCACGATCTGTGCGCCGACGAGCTTGACCCAAGCGTCGGCCCGTTCGGCGAATGGCGGTCGGCTGTATTCGTCGCGGTTCAGTTCGGCCTTCTGACCGGAGGGGAGTGCCCAGTAGGAGATCGCCGACATGACGTGGCCGGCGAGTGCCCTGAGCGTCTGACGATCGTGGAAGTCGAACAGGCTCGAAACGTTGGAGTAAGTCATCGAGTCCCCCCCGGACGGAAGGCCGACCAGGAACGGCGGCACGCCGAGCAGCACGGCGATCCGGGACTCGTTGAACTGCGCGATCTCCAACATCGTCAGGTCCTTGGGGGAGGTCCCCTGGTGATCGACGAGCTTGGCCCCTCCATCGAAGACCGGAGGTGCCGCGGAGGCTTCGGCCTTCTGCGCCAGGTACTGCGTCTGGAGGTCGGTCGCCTCATCGTGGGTCAGGCTCTGCTCGACGTCGATTGTCTGAAGGGTGATCCCACCGGTGGCGACGACGTCCCGCGTGTATTTCGCCAACAGTCCGGCGGTGAGCATCCGCCCACCTGCCGCCTCGAGGGGACCGACCCCCCGAGCACCGTCGGTCGTGGACTTGTACCGGATGTGCAGGATGTCCTCGGTGATGTCGGGACCGGTTTCCCCGCCGAGCCGGTAGAGGCGTTGTCCGCCCCGCATCTCGGCGTAGATCGCCCAGGCGGGGATCACCCGGAACCGCGAGGGGAACCCGTCGGCGAACGTGGCGAGCCGCAGGATGAAGACCTCGCCGAGCTGGAAGTCCCAGAACAGTTGCTTGGCGAACTCCTCCCACGACGAGTAGATCGACGGGTCGGGGTTGGTCATCCACGACACCGGCGAGATCACCCTCCCGTCCCGGGTACGGAAGACGGGGAACGTCGACAACGCCGAGGCGTTCTTGTCCAGGCACGCCCACGCGACGTCGAGCAGCTCGTTGAAGCGTGAGTTCATGTCCCAGTTCGGGGTCGACCAGGTGTTCGGCCAGCCAGCCCAAGGCGACGGGAAGAACGACGGCAGGGACCGCGCCTCGACCTCGGGACCGACGACCTCGATGCCGTCGGGGTCACCGTCGGCCTCCCCCGCGCCGACGGTCGACGGGGTCGACGGCGGGTTCGCGTTCGGTCGCTCCCCGGCGTAGTTCACCCCGCCGGTCAACCAGTCCCACAACCCCAACTCAAGCCCCCCTGTAGACGTGGATCGTCGGCGTGGGTTCGGCCATCTCGGTGACGCCGTGGACCGCCATCACCAACGCGATCAACCCCCGAGCCCGGTCCGAGACCTCGTATCGCTCGCCGGCCTCGTTGGTTTTCAACGTCGCCGATAGCACATGAGACCGCAGCACCGGGTCTCCGTCGTGCATCAGCAGACCCGAGCGGAGCATCCGATTGAAGGTCCCCGTCGCCGCCGCCAGTGCCGCCACGGATTGCGGAGCCTCGACCACCTCGAGCCGCTGGTCGGCGAGCAGCTCACGGGAGCGGATGAAGCCCACCCCCGGCGCGTGGATCTCGGCGTCGTACTCGCGGCACAGCTCGAGGATGCGCTTCTCCGTCCGCTCAAGGATCGATGTCCTATCTTGGGGCTGGAGGATCTCTACCTTGCAGGCCACCCGACCCTCGGGCCTTACGGCGACCATCGCGATCGCAGCGTTATGACCCACCGAGGGGACCATGATTACCCGTTCTCCCGTCTCGATCTGGCCGATGTCTGAATACAGCCGGTTCCACTCGTCCTCTGTGATGGCGGGCTCTTCACCCTCGGTCCAGATACCGCAGGCGAACCGGAGCCACTGACCTTTCGTCATCGTGTCCGATGACCACCGCTCCAGCAGGGTTTTCGGGGTATGCCACGGCGCAGGGTTCGCCATCTTGACGAGGTCCATGTCTTGTACGTCATCGTCAGACATGAGGCACCATTCGTGGAATGCGAGCCGGGAGGCAGGATTCCATGCCCTGTTGTGCGCACCCTCACGTTCGAAGCTCTCCCACCCGTGCGCCGCTTCTCGGATCAACCCCAGCGGGGAATCGAATCGCGCGCCCGCTGTCGAGATCGTGATCATCCGACCGCCGCGTGCCCCGAGCCCATCCCTCAGCACGCCATAGAGGTCTGAGGTCTTGTGCCGGTGGAGCTCATCGACGATCGCCAAGGTAGGGATGGTTCCGTCGGCCGTATCCTCATCCGACGCCAGAACGCGGATCCGGCCTTCATCGGTGAGGCTTAGGATAGATCGCTGCCGAACGGACACGAACCGCTTCAGAGCGTCCGAGTTTCGGACGAACATCCGGGATTGCCGAAGGATGATCTCTGCCTGTTCCCGAGATGCCGCGACGACGACGCACTCGGCATTCGGGGTGATGATCAGGTGATACAGGACCAGCGCCGCGATCAGCGTCGACTTGCCGTTCTTCTTGGGTAGGATGATAACGGTCTCGCGTGCATCGCCGAAGTAGTCCTCGAGGGGAGCGCGCTGGAAGTCGTAGAGCACCATCGCCGAGCCGTTCTCGATTCGGAGCTCCCCCACGAAGCGGGCGAAATCAGCCAGTTCGGCTACGGCGTGTTGCGAGCTCATCTATCACCGACCCTTCTCGGTCTGGCGCGATCTCGCCCATCTGCTCCAGGAGCATCCGCATCGCCGGAACGTTGCCTCTGCGGGCGGCGCTCCACAGGAGCCCCAGGAGCTCATCGAGGCCACCGATAGCGGCCTGTTCCAGGTCCCGGTGCTCCAGGTACCACATCGCCGTCTTGGGGTTGGACACGATGTCCCGCTGGATGACCGCGTTGGCTCGTGCCAACGGCTCGAGCATGGCCTCGCCCGCCTCGTCGTAGAACTGTCGGTAGACGGTGCCTTCCTCGTTCTCGCCACGCTGGAGCCATCGGCTGATCTGCGAATGGCTGATCCCGGCCAGGCCGGCGGCGGTGCGCATGCTGTCGCCGCGGCGAAGGGACGTGATGATGGCCTCCCGGAGGGCCGGCGTGAACTTCGATTTAGCCACGGACCGCCTTCTCTCCCGTGAACATCTCCCAGCGCTTGACCGCCACATCGCAGTAGAGCGGGTCGATCTCTACCGCAGCCGCTCGCCGACCAAGCTCCTCACACGCCACGATGACGGTTCCTGAACCGGCGAACGGGTCGAAGACGACTTCCGTCGGCTTGGTGTGGTTCCGGATGGCGATCCGATACAGCTCCACCGGCTTCTGCGTCGGGTGCTTATAGTCGCGCATCTTCGCCACTTCCCAGACCGTGGTCTGGTCACGGACCTTCAGCTGCCGATGCCCCTTGCGTTTGGCGTAGAGAGCCTGTTCATGCCGCCAGTGGTAGTCGGCTCGCCCGAAGGTGAGGTTCGGCTTGACCCATACGATCTCCTGGGGGATATCGAACCCGAGGCTCCTCATCGCTCGTTCGAGGAAGAAGCGCTGCGCACGGCCGAACCAGACGAAAGCGGTCGGCGCCTTGGAGGCTTCGAGGGAGCGCCGGACGAGCTCCTCTAGCCGCTCCGATACCAGCGAGTCATTGTCGATAGCCCTCCAGCCGCCTCGCTTCTGCCCCCCTCGGCTCTTCACGACTTCGCTGTAATCGACCCCGTAGGGAGGGTCCGTCACGAGGAGGCTATCTGGCTCTGCAAGTACCCGCGCCGCCTCCGGGGAAGCCGCATCCGCGCAGAGCAGCCGATGGGTGCCGAGCAGCCAGAGGTCCCCCGGCTTCGTTATGGGCCGTTGAGGCAGCGGAGGAGCCTCGTCGGCGTCCGTGCGCCCCCGTGTGCCCTGTGCCCCCCCCAGGCGGGCTAGTTCCGCCTGGAGGTCCGGGGACCCGAGATCTAGGCCCTCCAGGAGCCGGGTCAGGGCCTCCGGGTCCGGGACCGCCATGCCGGCCAGCGGGTCGAGCGTGGCAAGCAGGCGATCGGCCTCGTTCTCGTCCAGGTCGACCACCAGGACCGGCACTTCCTCCGACCCCGAGACGCCAGCGCGTAGGTGCCCATCGAGGAGCATCAGCCCTGCAGGGGTTTCCCTGGCGATCAGGGCGTCGGCATAGCCCACATCGGCCAGCATGGCCCCCAGAGCCGAACGCTGGGCCTCTGGGTGGGTCCGCCAGTTCTTGGGGTTCGGCACCAGGTCGGACGCCTTGACCCGGCGGAGTTCCACGATCCGGTCCCGAAACGCCTGGCCAGTGGCGGTCATCGGGCTCGCACCGCACCAGGCTCGGGATTTCCGGCCCGGCGCGCGCGAGGCCCGGCGAG